TCGCAGTAAAGTAACCTGCTGTTAAAGGTATACGTTCTCTACTGAATCGTTCTACTTGATTGTTTAGTGGGTCACCAACATAAATCCAATTCTGATCATCACTGATAGTCACGCAAGTACCTGCTCCTGCTCCAACTGTCAATGTTTGTAGCAATAAAGGATCATCATCTACTATTGAATCATTTACTGTGTAGATGTAGACTTTACCAGATGGCAAGCCACCACCATCAGTTGTTTCTGTAATGACAAACAAACGTTCTGAGTATGCGATTGCTGTACCGAACGTTGGTCTTGCTACACCAGCTGGTAATATGCCGCTAGGATCTTCGTCTTGTACAACTGTATTAGTTTCAGAATCAAAGATATAACGATAGACTCTACCTACTTGTGAGTCTCCTAACCAATAACTATTTGTGTCTTTGATATATGCTACAGCACTACCAAATGTTCCGCCATCAGCCCGATTTAAAATATCAGTTGAGTTATAATTAAGCGACTTGCGATATACTCCCCAATTACCATCAGATGCTTCGTCTACCCATACTGTGTTTTTAACAAACTCTGCTTCGTTTAAATCTAGTGTATTAATCTCTGAAGGTTTTGTAACACGTTGATCAATAAATGTCAAGCCCAAACCGTTACCAGTTAACGTTTGTGGTGGTTGACTCAATGGCAAATTAATAGTGACTGATCTTAAATCATCGATGACAGTACAAACATAATAGCCATTAACATTAGATGCTACATTGATTAATGACAATGGATCTAATAGACTTAATCCATGTCTGTTAGCAAATGTAATTGTTGTCGTGCCGTTTGTGTTTGGTGTAACACCAACAACTCTGCCTACTGGTTTCCAAGAATACACTCTCCACTTTTCTTTGAAGTTTGCTAACCAAACATAGTCTCTAACATAAAAATCAGTAATTGGAACTTCGACATCATTTGGACCAACTGCTCTTGGTAGGTTAGCATAATAATAGGCAGCCATTTTGACATCATCGTAGTTGACAAAGCCTGCTGTCGGATATAATTTCGATGCTGGTTCATATGCTAGTTCTGATAATACATCAGGTGATTCGATAGGTCTAGCATAATTAAATAAATTCGCAAGATAGACTTCTTGCTGTGAGCCTTCTGTAAACACCCCTGTTGTTAATGAAACAATTGAAGGATTACCTGTTAATTTTGATTGATCTAACTTAAAGTCTACAAAGTTATTGTTTAGTGTTCCACCGAACTCTCCTGCAAGAATTCCCCAGTTTTCATAAACATCATAGTTTATACCACCTGATGGCAGTGTTGCTCCCTTGAAGGCAGAAACTGAGTTAGGTGTTCCTTTTGTTTTAATTAAATTTTTATAAACATTAACTTGTGTAATATCAGTCAAGTTAATTGACGCAAGATAATCTCTCGGTCTAAAGCCGATAAGCGAGAATGACAATTGATCAGCATCATTTTCTAAATTTGCTTTGTTGCTGTTATAATATAATGTGCTTTCATATGAACGAGTGGCAGAGTTAGGTAATAAACCTTTTTGTATTTGATCATAGTCTGTTATTGTCCATAGATTATCTACAAATATAGTTGATGGCTGAACTGTTGTTGTTGCTGACCAATATTTAGATTTGTATCTAACTATAGATCCTTTTGGATATATAAAAGTTGGTGCCCATTCTTTAATGTTGTCTTGGTTAAGAATAAAACCAGATGCCATTAATGTACCGTTCCAATCAGCAGTCTTAGTGCCTCGTAAGTAAATACGATTCTGTCTTAAGCCAGTAACTAGATTATAGATGACATCATTAAACAAGGTGTTGTTGTCAAAAACAACGCCATGTTCTATATTACTTAATTGAAACTGCCCGTATGCCATCGCATCACCGGCGTTTAATGTTTTAACTTGAAATTTAGTGTCAAGTCTTTCAATGTTTAAATCTTTAATCGCAATTTGATATAAGTTTTGATTTAACAAAAAGTTTTCTTGCTCAATTGTCAACGGCTGAACAATGTCACTTTCTTTTTCAATTTTTAATTGTTGTGCGGCTGGATTAACAGTTATAATAGACCCTGTTTCCCAATTGTATTGTGCCCAATACAAGTATTCTTTAATCATCAATTCCCAATTAAGTTCAACAGAATTTTCAATGTTATCGAAAACCATACCTTTACGGACTAAGTAGCTACCATAACTTGCTAAGAATTGTGATAGTTGTTGTAATGTATAAAACTGTGTACCGTAAGGTATAACTTTCTCTTCTGAATCTTTAGTAGTGTACTTGTTAGCGATGTTTACTGAGTAATCGTCAACTGTTACTTTTGTTGTACCTGAGCCTGTAATAGGCTGATCAATAGTAAAAAATGCTTGACTCTGTGAGTTACCGAATACTCTCCAACCATTATTAACAAGTTGAATAACAACACTTGAAAACTTAATTTGATCATTAGGTTGATTATCATGTAGCAATACTTGATAACTTTCATCTGGAATTAACAATGATGAATTATTTGAGTTAGGTGTTACTTTCTCTACAAAGAATTTTAATAATGTCTTATCACTAAAACCAGCAAGTCTGTAAATTAAACGAACATCAACATTATTAAACAATGATGTTATTGTAGTAGTTGCGTCAATTCCTTGTTGTTTTTCGTAATCAACTACCCAGTTAATATAACTTGTTTTTGCTGTCCCGCTACCATAAACTTTGATCGCACTAATATCTAAATGACTTCTGTCATCTACTAGATATTGTTTGAATTCTGTGTTATACTTGTAATTGTCTAAGTCAGCGCCTAAGTTAAAGAAGTCTGCTGGTCTAGTTAAAGCAAAGATTCGCATTAAGTCAAATGGGTAAGAAGAACTTCTTCTGTATGAGAACTCTGCTGGTGCGTCATCTCCTACTTTCCAATCACGTTTAAATAAATTGTTATCATAGTTGCCTACAAGAGTCTGCATTGGAGATTTTAAATCCCCATGATCATCAACTGGAAGAATTTTACTTAAGCCAGGACGTTTTAATTCTTTAACAGTAACACTAGTTGTTCCACCCGTGTTGTAAATGATACCTGCTTCAATATCATTCCACATAATACTGTTTTCACTCGTATAAGGTGCCGCGCCATACTGTGCTGTCCACCATAATGGCATTTCTGAGAACCCAAGCATTTCCCAAGGAGCAATGTTTGGTTGTGAAGTACCGTAGAAGTATTCATATACTCCTCTCCAGTAACCTTGTAAAATTGGAGTTTCTGTTAACTTGTTTGCTGATTGCCAATAGTTCCAACTAAACTCATTTGCTTGTGTGTAACCATTTTGAGTTTTGTAATTAATTCTATTTTGTCCAACCCAGTTTAAGAAGTTTTGACTATAAATTTTTAAGTAGTCTTCAGTTGAGTAAGTAGACTCTCTGAAGAATCCTGGCACAACTTCATATGCTTGAATAGGAACAATTGTACTTAACTTAATGTTATTATAAATTCTAGTTTCAAATTCTAGTAATGCTTGATCTCTAAAGTCTGTAAGTCCTGTTGCTGGAGTATAGTCTAATGTGTATAGAGATGTATATGATCCATCATGTCCTCTTAGCATGTAAACAGGAGTTTGATAATTAGGGTCTAAAACAACTGCTGGTTGATATTTAGGATACATTCCCAACTTAGTTGGAGTATTCGGAACAAATGAACCATATGTCTGATTGTATTCTTTAATTGTTATTTGATCATTTGGAATCAATGACTTCGTAACTGTTAATGAAGGAGCTGTAGTTGATACTGTATAATCAGTGTCTTTAATTAACTGCGTAGTTGTTGTAACACCTGATATTGTTCTAGTTAAATAAACTAAAACACTATTATAGTTTGCTTGTGTAAAATCATATGTTTGTGATAACGGATAAATTGATTCTTGTAGTGCATTCGCAAATGTATAAGTGTTCGTCTTATAAGGAGATTGTGAGGGCAACATGTCACTCCAAAAGAATGATGCTCCTTCAGATTTTGAGGCGACTATTTGATCAAGTGCTGTATCTAATATATAACTTGGACTAAATCTTTGTGACCAATTTATGTCATTAACAGTTTTGACAATTAATTGTTTATAGTTTACGTATTGCTGTGAGTTAAATTGTAACGCATTGAATAAATTGTGTTCAGACTTACGCAAGAAAATACTTGGCAATACAAGTGCCGCAGAATTCTGAATAATGCTTGTACCATAAGGTACAAGATTGCCTAAGTCTCGTAAGTTGTTGGCACCAAAAACAACACCAGTCGAAGATGGGTTGTTAATAAAAATATCTTGGTATTGTTGTCTAATGTCACCAATGTCTGCTGTTTGTAAATTTTCATTAAACGGGTTATTGCTTAAATTAATAGGTATGCTATAATAAGCAGTAGCCGATGTTTGATTACTTAATACTAAAATCTGTATAGGAGTGTCTGCTGTTGGAGCAGTATTCAATGTTACTATAGTAGACGTATCAGTTGATGTGACTGTGTACTCAGTAGGCAATTGATAAACATTATTGACATAAACTTGTACACTCGGCCATTTAGCAGTGACAGTTGCGTCTTCCGGTATAACTGCTACATCACACGTAAATTTGGCTGTGGTCCCTTTAGTATATTCTAGTTCAAATATTTGATATTGAACTGAGGGGGCAAGTGCTGTTTGCCAACCTAACTCACGTGTTTTTGTGATACGTGTATCATAATTGTACACATAACCTGTGTTTACTTTTGTAGTAACTGGTGTTGTACCTGTTACGTAAGAAAACGTATCAATGTTTAATGAAACATCAAAACTAATATCACCTTGATTGACAATATCAGAATAACGAACAGGGAAACCTAATACAGGGTCGTTTGTTCCAGTACCTTTACCGTAAGCAAAAAGTTTATCACCTAAGAAAGATGTACCTTGATAGATTGTAGCATCACCAAATGATACAGCATTCTTATCATAGACATTAAACAACGGTGCTTGATTGACTGTCAGTTTTTGTTGACCTTCTTCCCATGCTGTTCCATCGAACCAGAAAGTAGAACCTTGATTATAATATCCACGAAGAGCAACAGTTTGATTATCAACTAAGACTGGTGAGTCTACTGTTTCTGACAATGTAATTATAGGTGTTGAACCAGGAGTAATCGTTGAGAAACCAACGACATAAATCTTGTTTTTAACTTGCGAATCAGTGTCTGCTGTAAAAACAACTCTTGCTCCAGAAAACAATTGATAGTTATTAACATTTGTATCACTACCGACAATAGATGCTACAGATGTACTTATAAAGGTAGAAGCAGTATCCCATACCACAGTTAAAACAGTATTGATACCAGTAACATTAATTGCTGTGATCGTTGTGTTTCTTGGCAATAGATTTGTTGAATCAGCAACAGACTGACCAACTTGGAACGGCTTAGTAATATTAGCTGTCGCAGTTGTTATTGTTGTAGTCGTAGCCGCTGTGGCTGCCGCTATCGTTGCGTTGTATGTTGTGTATGATTCTATATCTGGATAGTATGCTTGTTGATTCGCAACTTGTGCAAATGCGTTTGTTGTTCTAGTATCTACAAAGTCAACTGGAGCTTTTGCTTCTGTACCAGCATCAAATAGTTTTAGATTTGGATAGAACTCAATTATAGGTCGTTTTGCTTTGTTTTTTCCTGTAGCATATGTAGTAATGATAGTTGGGTTATCATTATAATCAGCAGATGCTTGGATGACATCAATATGAAACCATCTATTAGATCGTGACCATGCGTTTTTATTAATTGCGTTTCTCGCAATAGTAATGTAGTCTTCGTCAATAGGTATAAACAGTTCAACGTCAAAGTTACCGATTGAATAATTTAATGTGTCATAAGGAATAAACTCTGTGCCAGTAAAATCTTCTGGGACTGTTAAGTCAGTCGTTGGTATAAGTTGTATTGCTTCTCCTACACCTTCAACATAGTATTCTCCTGACAAGTAACTACTAGGGACAATATCACCTTGAAACTCAACTTTAAGTCCATTAGTAAACTCAACACCATTTGTTGATTTAAATGTTTTCTTGCCTATGACATCTTCGTCTACATTTAAAGTGTTTGTTAAATTACTTTCAATTAATCTAATTGATCCTACTTTGTTTGTGTTTGTTCCATCTTGGTAGTATAATGTATCTAGTAATGCTGACAAGTATGGAATTTCTAAAATAACACCAAATTCATTACGATAAAAATCTAAACCTATATAGTCAGTACCAAATTGTGTTGTAATCTTTTCTTCAGTTGGAATTACATTTGCTGGTATTAAACGAATAGTTGGGTTAGTAACATCTCCAACATATGTAATTGTGTAAAAGTTTTCACTAACGTTTGTATAGAAACCTTCTTCAAAAAGACCTTCGTTGATGTTCGCATTCATTGTTCCAGTTTCTGGAGTCAATGACGTTAAAGCGGGACCATTTAACTGTGCTGAAATTCTAAATGTTGTGGCATTGACAATTTCCTTAATATAGTATATAATATCAACATCTAATCCACCTAATAATGGAGTACCATCTGGTTGTGTAAATGTTACAGTTTGATTAAGAAACAAGTCTGCTGTTGAACCAGATGTAATAATAGCGTCTGCAGTTGTTTCAGTAATTGCTAATGTTACTGGTGCTACGATACTAGTAGATGTTAAATTCACATCATAGTTTGCTCCGTTCTCATCAAAGAACGATTGTACAAAGCCTACTTCATTTGGCTCTTCAGTATTATAGAACATAACAGTAAGATTTTCAAGTGATGTGACACCGTCTATGTTACCTATAGTAGATAATGTTTGTCCATTAATTTCGGAAAAAAGTTTAGTACTTACGACATCTACTGTGTTGTTTCCTGGAAAAAGATATTGATCTTGTGCGTTTCGTTGAGGCACTGTAAACGTAACATAACCCTGCGATGCTCCGTTATTGTTAACACCTAATATGTTTCTTGTGTTTTGTGCTCCGTCTAATCCAGTGATACCTGGAACACCTTGAATCCAAAACTGAGTTTCTTGGTTGACAGCAAAACGATATGTTCCACCACGCAACAATGTAAGAGTAGGATTAAGTGTACCAGTTGCTGAACTCTGAGGACGAATGTTGTAGGCATTTGCTGTATCAGTTATAACATAATCAGTTTCGGAAAATACTATTGCTGATGAAACTGCCACGACTGGAGGACCTTCTGGTATCCAGTAGTATTGATTAAAGTTTATAAGTTTATCTAAATTTGTAAACGAGTCCCATGAATAGAACTCACTCTTAAATAAGCGATCATTGTCATTGACAACACTGCCTGATAATTTAAGAGCATCGATTAACTCAGGGTAACTTAAGAAGTCTTTTGCTGATGCTTGATTTTCATTTAGAAAAGCAACACCAGGCGCTAATTGATAATCAGTACGAGTTGCGTTTGGTTCAGTAACATAGTAGTCTTTTGCGTTAACACCGTAACCAAATTTACTACCTACATATCCTTGTAACTTTGTTGTTACAGGATCATTAACTAACTGGTCAAGTGTTGCTCCTAAGAATTGAGCATTGGTTGAGGTTTTAAATATCTCTGGTAAAAACTGTAGTGTTCTTATTCTTGCCATAGTTTAATAGTCCCTTAAGACTGTAATGTGGCCGGGCTTAAAGCGGCTACGATAACAACATCATTTGTTGTGGCGGCGTTTACAAATATTTCATAAGGCCTACATTTAATTTCATACAAATCACCAAATAACTTTTCTGGATTATTTGATACAAGAACAACTGAACTAACTAAGTCACCAATTGTTTCATGTAAGTACGCACTCAATTCTGAAAAGAAGAAAGTATCACCAAAGTTCCAGTTATCAATGTTAAAGTAAGTATCCATTGCTGATAATACAGCACTTCTTACTTCACTATCAGAAGCATTTGTCGTTGTTGATTTTACAGCCTTAATCGTTGCTTGTAAAGAAGTATCTGCTTTAGCACCGAACAACGGCTTAAATGTAACGCTGTTTAATATTACACTATCTGACAACATTTTGTAATTATCTATTAATGGATAATCTGATTGTAGTTCATTCAATGTTGGTTGTGTTGGTTTTGTTACAGTATCAGTAGTGTCTTGTATCCAATTCTTATATGCTGTATAATATGCTTGTGCTACTATATACAAATCAATAATGTTTGTAGTTGCTGGATCAATACGTGTTGTGTTATTAGCATTGTGTCTATACTGATAATCTAATCCTTGACGACCTGATTGGACTGAATAATCTGTTTGTAATGTCACAATATAAAATGGTGTCGTAATAGTTGGATCTTGTATTGTTTTATAAAATTTGTTTTCTGAGTATGCATAGAATAATTGTCCTACAGCAAATTCATATTTGACAGTTTCAATTTGTGCTTTTGTTCCATAAACGTAATTCACATCTGTACTTGGAACAATTAATTGTCTTGTTAAGTTAATAGGATCTGTAACAGTTCTAAAGAACACGTACAATCCTATATTCGCACCATTATTTACGTAACCAGTTACATCATTAAAGAAGTCTGGATCTAAAATAAGTGTTGAGTTATTAACATCAGTTGCCGCAACTTCAACTTGAAAGTCGTTTACATAACCATCTGATTCAACTGTTTGTCCTAATATATTAACTTTTGTGTCTGCTCCTAAAGCAGTAGTTTTTCCGAATTGTGTGTTGATGCCAAGTACATTAATAAAGTCTTGTATAATTTTACCTGTAAACGGATCGTATACTAATTCATTCTTACTAAAAGTAAATCGTGTATCAGCAACACTACCGAAATAGTATGTAAGTGATCTGTAAGTTACTGTATAACGATTGTTTCCTAAACTAGTAAACTTGACAAAGTAATTAGTTGCTGTAGGCGCACCAATTGACCAACGTTCTTGGTTAATCAATAATGAATTATTAAAGATTAAAGTAAAGTCTTGTTGTAATTCAATTTTAAGAATTGCTTCTTGTATTATAACTGTTGACAAAGAATTATCAAAGACAGGAATAATCTCTGTTAGAGTTACAGTGTCAGGGACAAATCCATTAAGAGTGACTGGTCCTTTACCGTTAGCAAACGAACCCTGCCCAGAGTTGTTACCATCTCCGACAACATTTAATATTGTTGACCAAATGTAATTCTTTTCACTCGCACTTGGTATACCTTCTATAAGACGATTATTACTATCAAAATAAAATCCGGCTGGAGCTGTTAATTTTACAATAGCACCTGTTGTTGCGTATTTTGCGTTCGTTGTTGTAAAGATGCCCAATGGTTCTGGTGTTTCTACAGTACCAGACAATGTATAAAAATAACCAGATTCACTTGATGAATCTACTGAACTTGTTTTCCAATATAAAGTACTACCACTACTTGTTCCTGGATACGCATAACGTGTATAATTTTGAATATAATATTGATTAGCACGATTTAAAGCAAGTACTGATGCTAAATCATCTGTAAAGAATTGAATAATGTCTGATGTATTGTTTACTTGTAATGTTAAAAAGCCGTCAGCAGAATTTTGGTACAATGCTCCGTCATCTCCGAAAGAGTTTGTACTTGAGTACTTACCAGTTGGGTCAAGTAAGTCTAAGTTTTTAGAAACACCAATTGAACTTCTGTTAATCGCAGAACTTTTAATGATTGAACTATAAAGTGTGTATGGGAAGTTTGTGTAGTCTTCTCCGTTAACCATACGATTTTGTGTATAGTATCTTGTTGGTGCTCTTTGTTTAATTTGTGCAATTGGTTCTCTTGCTTGTGCGTTAGAAACTGTTAAAGGCAATCCTAATTGAATACTAAGAGTTTCAGTTTTGCCTGTTCTACTTAGATAAGTTATAGTTACAGACACACCGTTCATTTCTGAAGGTTCTATTGTGTAAGTTAAGCCGTTACTACCACGCACATAGGCTCTGAAACTACCTACAGGAATTTCTGAAAACACTCCGTCTCCAAAGACATAAGTGACTTGATCGTTAGCACGTGATGTTACAGAGAAGATTTTTTTGCTACTAGATTCTGTTTGTAAATATGCGTCTGCGTAGACATTCTCTACTTCTTCCCAAGATGTTAATGTGCTGTCTGCGTTGACTTGATACAACCATGTATCAGTGTTGTTGACACCGTTGATACCAATATCATATGTTTCGTTTGCTATTTGTTGTTGAAACGTAGTAGTAGAATTTTGTAAAGTACCTTGTTTAAAGTAAAACATGAACCCAGTGTTTGGTGAACCAAACCCTAATCTATCATTTCTATATAACATGTTCATTCGACCAGTCGGTGCTGGTGGAATTTCATATACGTATGTTTTATCAAGTGCGGTAGCACTTACTAATTCAAAGTTCATTGAAGTGCCATCTACTTGAGATACGAAGGGCACAATTGGCAAAGTGTTTGCTGGTAAATTAATTGCGTATTCACTTGTGTTGACCCCAAGAATATCAGTCGTGTTTCCTGGATTACCAATTCGCTGTGTATCGATGAGAGTAGCATTGATAATTGTGTTCATTTGCTCTAACCAATTAACATTGCCTGGATCATTCCAAGTGACTGGTATATTACTTAAGTTAACACCGTTTGCATCTGTAATGTTTTCAGTTGTTCTGATTGTTTGCACTTTCATATATCCAGAAGCACAATTGTTTCTTTTAGGTGTATAGCCTACTAAGTTAGCAAGTTTAACAACTGAGTCTCTACGTTCAGCAGTATCTATAAAGTTCTCACGGGCGTTTAGATCGTTTCTGAACGCAAGTCCTTGACCCATGAACGACATGACATCAAGTAGAGCAATAAACTCTGAACTTTCTACATAGTCATTAAAATTTTCAGGGTAATATAGACGAAGGTAATCGATGAAACTCTTTCTTAGTGTTTCGTAATCGTAACTTCTAAAATCGGCCTGTGAGAAGGTTTGATAGATTGCTTTCCAATCATTTACCCCAAATAGACTCGATTGACGTGAACTTGTTGCCATAGTTGTTTCCTGTTAAGAGTATTTATCTTTATGGAAAACCAGGGTTTTTTATTAAAAAGAGAGTGTTGCGGCGTTCGTGTCTGGGTTAAAAACGATTGCTATATCCCCAGGATTATTAAAAGGATTAATAGATAATTGAACTTCAACTAAGATACCTTCTTCTCTCTGATATGATCTTATTGTGTTAATGTTAATTCTACTATCTAAACTTGAGACTCGTCTTATTTCATTTTGTAATGCTTGTGAAACATCAGCAGTATTTGGTTCAAACACAAAGTCCCAGAGAGTAGTGCCGTAATCAGGTTGTCCAACTTTTTCCCCTTTACGGATGTTTAAAGCGTTGACAAAATCTTGTATGACTAATTGTTCATCTATGAGTTTAAATTTTTTACCAAAAACTGTAGGATCTGTAATACCATTGTTTACACCAGTCGCACTTACAGGCAAAGGATTCACCGTTCTCGGTTTATCTGCGCCTATTGTTGAAAATCCTATAAATGTTGCCATACTTCTATTTATATCCTATGTTATTTCTTCTTCCAAGTAATAGAGAGATCAGTTGTGAACTTGTTGGCATTATGATGCAGTACATAAGATCCATCTTGCTCACCTGCCCAGAATGCTGTATCTCCAGCATTAATAACAGCAACGAACTTCTCACCTATACTCTCAATTGAAACAACTTCGTCCCAAAACTCTTTGTTATCTTTCATACATAGAATTTGCTTGTTCATCAAGTCCGGTGCGTCAATAAATTCTGAATCTTTAGTAAAGATTGGAGCAGTTGTAGAACAGTTTAATGAGATGCCTTGTGCTGTTTCAATGCGAACACATGGCTGTAAATCTACTACATTGAATACTACTGAACCAATGTATGTATTGAGTTCTTCATCTGCTGTGTTTAACGATATAGCATATCCTTCTCTTAACTGATAAGCCTGTTTAATTTCTCTGCCATTAAATATCTCAGATTCTACTAAAGGTATATAACTATCTAGCAATACACAACCGCCGCCTGTGCCACCCCCACCACCTGGAATATTAGGTGGTACAGTAGGTGGACCTACAACACCGTCTACTGTATTATCTACTACTGCTTCACCGCCTGGTATTACAACTTCTTCGTCTGTTACAACTGAGTAAGTATTTAAACCGTCATCAAATATTGGATTAAATGTATCTGTTAGGTCTACTAGTTGTGTTAATTCTGGCGCCGCATTAGAATTACTTTCATTGTTTAGTGCGTTTGATGCTTCATTTTCTGCTGTTGTTGTTATAAGTTCTTCTAGTTTGCTGAATTGATTACTCGGTGTTGCTACTTGTACAGCAGGCTCTATGCCTTTACCAATCGCTTCTGTGACTGCTTTGGCTTCTAAGATAGCATTTTTATATGCTGGTGAATTCACTGCTGATTCATATTCTTGTTTTGCTTTTTCAATTTCTGGAGAACCTGCTGGCAACGTAGATAAGAGTTCTGCATATTTCGCTTGTTTCCCTGCTATTTTCTTTTCTTCAGATGCGACTGTTTTAGTTTTTTCTGCTAAACTGGCTTTTAAAGATTTTAAAGATTTAAAAGCACTAAGAGCATCATCAGGTATAATGCCTAATAAATTTGGTCTAGGTATTAGTGGATTTCCTAATACATTATCTACTAAACCCGACAAACTTTCTCTTGTCCCAAATGTGTTTAATGCTACTGTAGGCAGTTTAAGTACTGCCCCACCACCTGATGTTAGTGATGCTAAGGCGCTTACTAATGCCGCCGCCGCTCCAGGACTTAATGCTCCTGACAACTTACTTGATAGTCCGCCAAGTTTTGAACCTGCGTCTCCTAACAAATCTTTAATTCCTGCACTCGGGTCTTTGCCAGAAAATGCCGCCGCCGCTATTCCACCAACTTGATCTGTTACTGATGATAACCCATCAGCCACTGCGTTTGAAACACCTTTTGCATTATCAACTACGCTACCAGCAATTTTTTGTCCGCCTGGTAGATTGCTTACACCAGATGCCGCTACTGCCGCAGTTGTTGCTGAAGCACCTTTAGATACAATTTTTGCCGCAGTTGCTAATTTTCCAGTGTTTGCTAAACTGGTAGCTGAACCAGCTAAACTTGCAACTTTATCTTTGGCACCGGCAATGGCGTTTTCTGCCAATCCAGTATTCACACTCAACGATGCCAAGTCTCCACCAGTTACGCCTTCAGCCGCGGCTGTCACATCTCCTGCAATTTTTTCTGCTATTGCTCCTAAATCTTGTGGCACTCCAACTTCGAGAGGTTTAAATGTTGCTGTAATTGATCTAAAAGATGATGCCGCCGCACCAAGATCAGCATCAAACTTACCAGCAAGATTAATATCAGGCAAACCAGGAAGACTAGGCATTTCTACTTTACCTAATGTGTCTAGTGCTTTAGTAATTCCACCAGTTCCGCCTGACAACGTACTCGCTAATGCTGATTTTGCTCCTTGCCCTATAGAATTTAAGGTATCTTTTGAAGCAGTTGTAATTGGATTAGCCACCTCCACCTCCTGTTAATGAGTTTAACGTGTTTGTTGTTGAAGTAACTGTAGAACTAAGACTACCACCACCTACTGATGATGTACCTGTCCCTGCTACTACACCTGCAATCGCAGTAGATGTTTCTTTACCTGATATTACACCAATCGTTGTTAATGCTGTTTGTCCTTTTTGTAAATTTGTTACTACGGATTTTGCTTGAGTTGAAGGATTCTGAATTAATGACGTTAAACTATTTGTACCATTTTTCCCAGTAAACACTGATGCCGGCATTGAATCTTTAATGCTTTTGCCTGAACTTACTAATGTATTAACCATCGTGTCTGCTCCTGGCTTAAGAACTCCGCCAGATGCTAACTGTGATGCTGTTTGACCGAAACTACCAATTGACGCACTTAGTCCGCCTGCCGCGTCAGTTACAATTTGAGTTCCTGTAGCAACTGCCTCGTTAACTGAACCTGCCGCTGAAGTAGCAATTCCACCGAGCATTGATGTTGTTGCGTTTTTATCAAGTGACCCACTAATTGCTCCAACTTCTGGCACTGATGCTGATGTTGCTCCAGTGACTCCAGGTTGATCAGTTGTTGCCGCTAATGCGTTAACTGCTGATACTCCTGCTGACGGTGGTGGTGGCAGTGCTTCATCTGCTCCTGACTCAACTATTACATCAACTCCTTGATTAGCACTCATCCAAGGCATATGGGCTGGTGCTCTACTTGTAATACTGCTTAGTTTGGCTAAAGCCGCGGCCCAACCAACAGTTTTATCAAATAAGGTATCTGGGTGTTGAGTTATTTCTATTGGTTCAACTTTATCTGCTTTTAGCGATGCGGCAGTACCATTTAACTGTATCTCTAATCCAGTTTGACATATTTCTGCGGCGGCTGTTAAGCCTATTTGTCCAGCCGCCCCTAATCCGATAGCGGCATCTGATTTAAATGTCATATCTTTAAGAGAATATAAGGCATACTCTTCGCCAACTCTTTGTGAGTATTTTTTATCTGAGTTGACTGACAGGTTTTCACTTGCGTTGATATTAACATTTCTACCAGCATGAAGATTTAAATCGTTGTCTGCATGTAAGTTAAGATCACCTTGTGTACGTACATTAACTGAGTTAGTAGCAAAGATATCAACTGTACCTTCTTTACCTAATTCAATGTATGATTGTCCGTTTGAGTGTAAGATAGATAACATCTGTCCGTCATCGCTCATTAGAATCTGATGCCCTAATGCTGTACGCAATCTAATTAATTGATCACGTCCAATAATATCTCCATCATCCATAACAAGTGAATGTCCACCTCGTCTTGCTATAACGTTATAATCTTGTGGATCAGCATCGAGTTCAGATGCAAGAGTTTCATCTGTGTAACCACCTTGATAGATTGGTCTGCCGGGAGTACTTACACCCCAACCTACTCTACTTGATGCTTCTCTTGTTGCACTACTTGAAATTGGGCCTCTATATTTGTCTCTTAGAATGCCTTGCTGTTGCATGATAGAAGCAACATAACTATGTACTGGTTTAGCCGCAGACAAAAAGTCAACAGTATGTGCTAATTCTGCGTTGTTTGTGTTTATGTTAGTAACAGGAAGTCTTGTTGCACCGCCATATGATGCGCCTTCTCCAGCATTGAGTGTAACATTCTCAGTTCCACCTATAGCTGGCACTGGACCAAGATTAGGATTAGTTGTATTTACTACTGAACCAATGTAGTAACCTTGATTAGGATCACCATTAACAAAGATACAGATAACTTGTGAGCCTACATCTGGCGGAGAATTCCATTGACCATATGAACTTGGATTAGTAGTGTAATCTCCCCAGCCAGTTTTTGGTCCGTTTCCACGTGTCTCACCAAAAGAACTAAACAATTTTTTAACTGTGTAAGTTGCTGGTTCAGTTGTAGAAGTATCTAAACTTTCTGAAGGGTAAACTTGTATTTGTCCCATTCGCTGAGGATCAGCAGTGCCGTATACTATACAAAGTATAGGGTACGGACCAGGATCTCTTTTTAGTTTTCCTTTTATTTTATCTACGTCTCTTGGCATATTCTAAAATACTCCTATAATAGGTAGAGGTAGCGGCAATTCTCTTCCCTCACCGCCATCTTCTTCTTGCCTAGGACCAACAAAGGCGGCGCCAGCGGCTCCGTTTGTTGGAGGTGCGCCTGGTGGATTAGTAGGAAAAGATGTTAGGTTGCAATCTAGTATTTGAGTGAATTTTCCTCCTAAAAATTTTGATTTAATATCAACGATTGTATAAGCAACTCCTTTAATCTGATTTGCTATCCAGTCTGGATATTTAAAAAATAAAATACTTTCATTGATATCTAGTACACCAGTGTTTGATGTAGTAATATTGTATTGGTCTAAATATATTTGGCTTTGACCACCATCATTGTAGTCTAGGGCTTCTTTAAAGTCAATCTCTATAAACACTTGTCCACCATTTGCGTTAAGTCTAAATCCATCATCACCATAAAATCGTTGATACGGCTCATTTGGTCCGCCTCGAAAATCTGTCACGAGGTAATCTGGATCTCCGAACAGTGTAATTTTTGCTTTAGCATATGAATCTGGTGAATAAAGACTAGTTATAAATGAGTTCTCTATCGATTGAGATGATCCGAAAGATCCGTCTTTAGATTGTTCTGTATCTTGTACATTAGTTGACACGCTTACTGATTTATCCGCAGAGTTATCATTTTTACTTACATTGCCTATAGTTTCATTATAATATAAATAATCAAGGTTTTGTTTATAATCTAAAATTTCTTTGTTTTGACCAGTCCACCAATATTCATATCTTTTATGAGGACCATAATAGTCTGTTCCTGGATTAGTACCTCCGACATTTACTATCGGAGTTTGATGTGTTTCTACTCGATATGTCATTGTATATGCCCAGTCATTTTTTAGACCGTCCCATTTAAGATCAGAAATAACAGGAGTTACATGATACCAAGCAATGCGTTGTTGACTAGATCCTTCTGTTTGTTCTGGTTTACCTGACTCTAAATTAGGACCAACTTTATTTTGATATATCACTTGTAAAGCATTTTTCATATATGAACTAGTTTTGATCAACATATCAAATGTTGATATAATAGGTTCACCTTTTTTAAAGATAAATTGTCTTTCACTATTATTAGGGTTTGATTTTGCATCTTTTTGATCAGTCGCGGGACTTTGAGCATTTGGTTTTAGTTGGGCCCAAGTACTTTTGTTTAAATCGGCTTCACTTAACATACTTGCTTTGCTTAAAGAATCTGCGTCATCACCAATAAATTCAATTACATACTTGTTTGCGTACTCTTGTGATGCCTTATCTCCTCCTTCAGTTAAAGATTGTTCAAATTTATTTAATTGCGTAAACAAACCGTTTTCACCATCATACATTTCTTGGAGGGTGCTACTAGCGACTGTATAGGGCCCTTTTAATCTTCCAACCTTTGTACTAGTTGCTTTTCCTGCTGAAGGATTTTTGGCTTGAATTTTATATTGCGTTGCTGGTCCGTCTATAGAAAATCTTATTCCTGTGATCATAATATCATAAAAAGTTTCAAACATAAAATCACCAGTTGCCGCGGCATCAATAGGCTGACCATCTTCCATTGTTACTTCTTTGCCAGATGCTATATTTCCATTTTCGTCATAACCTAAAAATTTTATACCTAATATAAAAAATTGCCTAGAACCTTGATCAGGACTACCACTAGCAAATTTATCTGGTTCTGCTTCGATGATCGCATTACTTGCTCTTCTTAAATTGTTAGTAAATGAAAATGAATACGGCTCTGTAATATCAAACGTTACATTATATGTACTTGTTGCTGATTGTGTTGCTGGGGCTCCGACTTTGTGTTCTATTAAAAGATTATCAATATAAACATCTTTAGTAAAACCGTTTGCCCTTGATTGTGTTTCGTTATTAATACCGCCTGATTGTGCTATTAAAAATGCAGTGCCGGCACCCTCAATAGAGCCTTCTATATTTTGTAGTGCTTCAATCTTTGTTCTACCAGTTGATGTAAATGCATCATAGGCTGTAGGACTTACCATATAAAGAGAGATTTGGTATGTATAAGAACTTAACACCCCTAATGGATTATCTAAACGTCTGCCTGTTTCTTCTGCCATTATATACCCAATGAAGATGTAATAGTGCTTTGTGTTGGTATTTTAATTGTGATACCTGACACTAAGTTAAAGTATGGATCTGGTCCTAATGTGTCAGGATTTCTGGCGGCAAATACCCACCATAATCTAGGATCGTTGTATAAGTGCTGTGCTAGTAAATCTGGTCTAAACTCATACTGTGCTGTAACGGTGAAGTCAGCATCAGATGATATTGGTGGAATCGGCGTGTTAAATTGCAATACATCTAAAAAGTTGTTATTTACAATTTGTGAATTGTAGTAAGGGCTTGTTTTTGGATATATGTTGTTATTAGTGCTAGCCATTACCACATACCTGGAAAGTTTTGTTGATTGCCACGTACAAGTTTACCAGATGCGTAATCCTTGAGACTAAATTTATTACTAATAGTATTTCTACTAATGATCGGAACACATGTAATTGTCATTGTCATTTTTGTCGGAATATAAGTAATGCCTGTGTCCTGAGTTACTGGGAAGTTAGGAGGTGGTTTAGTACCACCAGGTGATATTTGTCCGCCGATAAGTGTAACTGTTGAATCTGTTTGAGCATCAGAATTTGTTGCTCGAATATAGTCTACGTCTTTAGGCAACGCATATGAAAAATTAGTAATGCCTATAGGGTGATTGTTAAGTTGAAATGTTCCTAGCCCATGAAAAAAACCTAAAGGGGGTGGAGTTCCATTTTTTGGATTCTCATCTTGTCCATAAAACATTTTAGTCATTGATTTAAAAAAATGAATACATGCTAACACATAGTTTGCCTCTAGTGTATCCTGTGCTGTAAATTCAGCAGTTACAGTAATATCACCTACCTCACTACTCGTATACTGATTTATTCTATAATTTGAATGTGTTGGTAAAGTGCCGTCATAATTAGCATTGTAACTAATGTTTATTGTAGGAGTATATGGGAATACAACACCGTCTGTGTCTTTTAACGGAGCAAGGATTCCTGGAGGTGTAGCATTGTACAGATATTTAGCTTCTGGTGCCAACGACAAACGGACACGCCAATCTCCGTTTATGGATGCAGATTCTGCTTCTTGGGCGCCTTTTGCACCTTCATTTGTAGTTATCAACATATTACATTATTCCTAAATTAAATGGATATACCTATTTGTATAAATAGTATTCTCACATGATATATTTATCTTTACAAAAACCCCCGGAAATTTACCCGTATTAGTTGTAATTAGACGCAACTTACTATACAATGAGTACACATAGACCTATAGAAATACCACAACATAAAAGGAAAATTAATGCCAGCACCAAGAAAAACAGTCAATTATTTAAATAACAAGGATATTTTAAAAGAAATCCATAAAAGCAAAACTTCGTATTGTTCATATACAAAAAAACAACATCATCAGTATGATTTAATCGCTGACATGTTTGAATCTGGCTTAGAAAAAAGTTTAGCATGGTGTGTACAACCAGAACAAATCGAAGAAGCAAAGTTATTAAAGTCTTTAAGACTATCAGCAGAGCAAGGGTTGACAGGCAAAAATAAACTTGACCCAAGTACAATTGAAACAGATGGGTTAATGTTTAGGGTAATGACTTGGGATCATATTCCGTTAACTCAAAAACAACCTCGCAAAGTTGTTAAGAAAAAGAAAGCAGTAGACATTATTGATTTCGATGAGGATTCATCTGAAGATTCATTTGCTGATTTAGAAGACAAAAAAACAAAAGCAGTTGTTGATGACATGGTTCATTCTAAAGTAAACTTTCCCCCATTTCAACATTATCTTTTAGATGCTAACACCATGACTTTAACTTTAGTTGGTAAATCTCATTGGAAAGGTGGCATGAAGACTGGTTCTTTCACTGCTACTAATGGAGCATTGACTGACAAACTAGCACGTATGTACATTATGCTATGTGAAAAGTATGCTATGAAATACAACTGGCGTGGTTACACTTACAATGATGAGATGCGTAACTCTGCTATCTTACAGTTGACATATGTCGGCTTACGATTCAATGAAGCAAAGTCAGCCAATCCTTTCGCATATTATACTGCGGCAATCACTAATAGTTTCTGTAGAGTTCTTAACACTGAGAAACGTAATCAAAATATCAGAGATGATATCCTCGAAATGAACGGACTAAACCCATCTTTCTCTCGTCAGATGAAGGACTACACAGGGTTAGGCGCAGAAAAACCAGTAGAAACATACACTGAATAATATCAGTAATGATATTGGGCAAACAAGGCGTCCAAACGTCTTGCTTTGCCTACCTTTAGTGTGTATAATAGATGATGAATACTGGGAAAACTAATTATGAGTAATCTTTTTAAAAAAGCGGCTGTATTCACAGACATACATTTCGGGTTAAAGAGTAATAGTATACAGCATAACCAAGATTGTAGTGATTTTGTGGATTGGTTCATCGAAAAATCTAAAGCAGAAGGATGTGAGACCTGTTTATTCTTGGGTGATTGGAATCATCACAGAGCAAGTATTAATATGCATACTTTACAGTTCGGTCTCAATGCGTTAGAGAAACTTAACAATGCGTTTGAAAAAGTTTATTTTATTACAGGCAATCACGACCTCTATTACAGAGACAAACGAGATATTCACTCAGTTGAGTGGGCAAAACATCTCAATAATGTAGTCATCGTTGATGAATTCCTTGAAGAAGGCAATTGCGTTATTGCTCCTTGGCTATGTGGTGACGATCATAAACTACTTAGAAAGAAGAAGGGCAAGTATTTGTTTGCTCATTTAGAGTTACCACACTTCTACATGAATGCTATGATAGAAATGCCAGATCACGGCGGTGCGAATACAGATCATTTAGAACACTTTGACAAAGTATTCTCAGGACATTTTCACAAACGTCAAGCAAGAAAGAATGTTTGGTATATGGGTAATGCTTTCCCTCATAATTATGCAGATGCTGGTGATGATGCTAGAGGCATGATGGTGTTAGAATGGGACGAAGAACCTGTCTTTCATTCTTGGCCTGATCAACCTGTATACAGAGTTTACAAACTAAGTGAAGTATTAGAGAACCCAGAAGGGCTATTGATTAAGAATGCTCATGTTAGAGTACATTTGGACATCGATATCTCATATGAGGAATCTAATTATATCAGAGAACAATTAATTCCGCAACATGAATTAAGAGAAATGTCGCTAATTCCAGTTAAAACTACTGAACATGAAAATGACTTAGCACCTGGAGAGATATCATTTGAAAGCGTTGATTCAATTATTATTGAACAAATTAAAAACATTGAATCTGAGTTCTATGATAAAGGTGTATTATTGGAGATTTATCAATCCTTATGATAAAATTAAAAAATGTAACGTTAAGAAACTTTCTAAGTGTAGGCTCTGTCACACAAGCAGTCAATTTAGATAACCAAGAACTTACTCTTATTTTAGGAGACAACTTAGACTTAGGTGGCGATGGTGCTAGAAATGGTACAGGCAAGACTACACTTATTCAAGCAGTTAGTTATGCGTTATATGGTACTGCTCTCAATAACATCAAAGCAAACAATTTAATTAATAGAACAAATAGCAAAGGCTGTTTAGTTACACTCGACTTTGAAGCCAATGGCGTTGAGTATCGTATTGAACGTGGTCGTAAACCAAATCTATTACGATTCTTTGTTGATGGTGTAAACGAAGAAGACAATGAGGCGCAGGGCGAGAACAAAGAGACACAACTGCTTATTGAAAAGATTATTGGCATGTCATCTACAATGTTTAGAAACGTTATAGCATTGAATACTTACAGTCAGCCGTTCTTAAGCATGTCACAAAGTCAACAACGTGACATAATTGAGCAATTGCTTGGTATAACTTTACTATCAGAGAAAGCAGAAAAGATAAAAGTTATAATCAAACAAAACAAAGAAGACATACAACACGAACAACTTAAAGTCCAAGCAATCGAAGAGGCTAATAAGCGGATAGAAGAGCAAATAAACAGTCTTAAGAGTAGAGCAAGACTGTGGGATGCCAAGACAAATGAAGACATTACTAAGTTAAAAGATAACATTGAGAGATTAAAAAAACTCGATATTGATGCCGAATTACTTGGACACAAACAGTTAGTTGTATACAATCAACGACTGAAAGAACACAAAGATATCGACAAAATACTTGTAAGGACTCAATCTGATATCGACAGAGAAGCCAAGTCTATCGCTAAGATAGAAAAAGAATTAAGCATACTAGAAACGAACAAATGTCACACTTGTGGACAAGACTTCCATGACGATGCTCATACACAAGTCTTTGATAGTAAGAAAGAATCACTTGAGGAAGCCAATGTTCATATAGGAGAATTGGCTGAAGTCTATGTAGAATTAGAGAAAGAAAAAGATAAAATCGGAGAAGTAGGAGATAAACCTAATACGTTCTATTCATCTGAAGCAGAAGCAATTGAACATAAGAATAAAATCAAAGACTTAAGCGGACAAGTTAATCGTAAAGAGCAAGAAGAGAATCCATACACTGATCAAATCATTGATATGGAGAAGAACGCATTGCAAGAGTTTGACTTCAATAGAGTTAATGAATTATCACGCATAGGCGATCATCAGAAGTTCTTGCTTGACTTATTAACAAGCAAAGACTCATTTGTACGTAAAAAAATCATTGATCAAAACTTATCGTATTTAAATTCAAGGTTAACATCATACTTAGACAAAATGGGATTACCGCATCAAGTTGTGTTCCAAAATGATTTAACTGTAGAAATTACAGAATTGGGTAGAGAACTAGACTTTGATAATCTAAGTAGGGGAGAACGCAATAGATTGATCTTAGGGTTATCATTCGCATTTAGAGATGTATGGGAAAACTTATACTTCCCTATCAATACATTGTTTATTGATGAGTTAATAGACTCAGGATTAGATACAATTGGCGTAGAGAATGCTATGGCTATTCTTAAAGACATGGCTCGTAGTCGTAACAAATCAATTTGGTTAGTTTCACACAGAGAAGAACTAGCAGGAAGAGTTGCTAGTGTCTTACAAGTTGTTAAAGAGAACGGATTCACTACATATAGCACTACAAGAGAAATGGAGAACATGTGAGCCTAGCACTTTGGCACTGGCACATTGAGATCAGCAGTAAGTGTACTCTTAAGTGCCCTCGTTGTCCTAGACAAGAAGTTCCTGACACTTTAGTCAGTACTGAACTTAAGTTAGACTTCTTTAAGTCTAACTTTCCAAAAGCATTTGTTAAAAAGAACATAGAGAAATTAACATTTTGTGGTGATGATGGCGATCCTATCTATGCCCATGATTTTATTGAAGTCATTGAATACTTTAAATCGATCAAGCCAGAGATAGCAATCGTTATTGTTACTAATGGATCATACAAAAACGAAGTTTGGTGGACAAGACTGGCAGAACTGCTAGATGAACAAGATCAAATACACTTTAGTATTGATGGATGGGATCACAAAAGCAACAATGAGTATAGAATTAACTCTAATTGGTCTAGTATCATCACAGGCGTCACTACAATCAACGACAAGTCTAAATGCTACACAGTATGGGACGCTATAGGATTTAAGTTTAACGAAGATAAGATAGAAGATATGAAAGCCTATGCAAAAGAGTTAGGTTTTGATGCGTTTCAATTAACCAAGAGTACTAAGTTTGGAAAGATATACGAAGACTCTTATGGGAAAGACGATGCTTTACAACCAAGTGATAAACTGTTATCATCTAGTCATAGATTTGAAAGAGAAGTGTTTAAGTTAACAGATAAAGAGATATTAGAACCTTGGATGAGAACAAACATTAGATTGTTTGAAGAGTCTAATCTAGTAGGCAATGAAAGACCGCTCTGTCACATAGGCAACAAAGGTAGTTACATCAATGCTAGAGGAGAATTTTATCCTTGCTGTTGGGTAGCGACAAGATACGGCCACAATGACAAATGGCGTGATGTAGGTAAGAAATATAATCTACACGAGAAACAATTACCCAAAGTAGTAAGAGATTCTTTTTGGGTGTCTGAGTTTATACACGGCTCTTACGAGTGCCAGAACAAATGTGCCCACAATAGGGTCGATAAAAATTATGCCACTGAGTGGTAAAGAGATAACTACTAATATGCCATCAATGTCTAAAAACAAAGGGTCAGGATACGAGCGAGAAATCGCAAATTATCTAAGCGATCTTTATAAAGAAAGTTTTATTCGAGCACCTGGATCAGGCGCTTACGTAGGTGGTAAAAATCAATCTCGTACACAAATTTTACATGAAGGACAGATCAGAAGTTTTAAAGGGGATATTGTTCCTGGAGAAAGTTTTGTTAAACTTAATGTAGAATGTAAGTTTTACGCAGACTTTCCTTTTCATCAAGTCCTTGCAGGTTCATGTAAGCAACTTGATTCATGGTTAGATCAATTAATGGACGTAGCAGATGAAGATGATCTGAATGTTCTGTTTATGAAGTTTAATCGTAAAGGAAAATTCATTTGCTTGCCGAGCAAATACACTTGGGTGAGTGATCAATTTATGTACTATACATCAGCAAAACATGCTGATTGGATTATCATAGAGCATGATCATTTCTTTAAGTTTAACAAAGATATATTCAAAGCATATTCAGGCACTTCAGAGACCAACTCAAAACTAACAGACACCAAGTCAATACAAGAAACACTTCTTTCTAAGTAATTAGAAAAAAGAACTTACATAAGCATAGCCGTGACTTACGCTCGGCTCTCCTCGAGGAACCCATTGTAGTGATGGGCTACAGATTTGGAGTAGTGTGTTATACACAACAATACCGAGAGGGCAATCGTCATGGATAGCGAACCCTCAATGAGTCTATATCTATTTGATTTGATGATATAGAACATGCGTTGCCGAGATATTATGTTTATTAATGTAATAGGCTCAACTACAACCCAGCAAACTTTACAGGGCAACCGGTAGCGATCAACTATAGTAACGTAGTAGGTCGGGGATAATCAACATGGATCGACGGGAGCAATGAGAACCTGGAACCATTGGTAGTGCTTGTCCGGCACTACCATGGCTCTCAAAAAGTAATAAGCACTTATATAATTAATTAAGAATTAATTAATCCTTTTATAATCTTATTAGAAATAAAATTACGAATGAACGAAGTGAATGAGTAATTAAGTTCTCGTAGAGAACTTTTAAAGATACCAATATAATAATATTGATTAATAGTGTTGTTTAGAAAAATGGTAATTGAGTTTCTTTTGTAGTTTCCAAATTCTTTTCTATTAAGTTTTTTATACTCATTCTTTCTTGTGAAGACATGTTAAGTACATCTTCATAGGTGGCTCCACCTCTCATGTACCAAGAGAATGTAAGTGCTTGTTCTTTAATTCCCTGTGTATATTTTTTATACGATTCTATTAGGTCTCTTACCCCGTCAGGGTCCAGTGATAAAAGCCTTAGGCGAAAAAATCAGTTGCGTTCAGTGTGAATTGCTGTTTGTATTCATGTTCACATGTAGCACATTTCATATCTAGTGATCTAATTGTGCTTACTGCTCTAAGGTCTGCGTTATAGTCTCTAATTCCTTCATATGTTTTTGTGTCACAATTTTTTAAGAAATCAACTATATGTTCTTTTTCTTCTACATCACCGTCTGGGGAACCAATCTTGTCAATCGCCGCAGTTAGCACATCCATAGTTATTTCAGTAATGTCTCTTAATGCCTCTTGGTTTGCTTTAATGCGTTCTGCGTTATTTTCCATTTCAGCAAGTCTGCTGTATTTTGCTTGAATGTTGAATTGCTCCAAACTAATCTCGTTCATTACTTTGTAATCAATGGGTTTAAAATAAACCTCTAACTCTCCTACTTTATAAGGCGTTTCATAATCTCCAGATTTAATAGATCGTAATAGATTTTGTAAATTGATAGCATAATCTTCTGTTGTGTCGCAATCTTCTTTAGGACATTTTGACTCTACTGTCAACGAATCTTCCCCGCCAGCGGCTTTAATACCGATTAATATAGCATCTATATCACAACTTAAAACTTTCCATGGATTCTTTATAGCAGGAATACAACTCTTAATAATTTCTACAGTTGCCGAACCATTAAACAGTGCGTCTGGAGTTTTCGTGGTAATTTCATCAATAGCAGTCATTGGATAAACTGGTAGTTCTCTATTGTTCTCATCTTCGAATTCGATATCTTCAGGTGCGTATCCTTTGCCATCAGATGGCAGTGAAATGAACACAGATGGTCTACGAAAGTATTGTCGCAGTGGATTATTTTGATTTGTTGTCATGCCTTTTCCTCATATGTTTTTGGGCGTTTTACGAACACTAAATAGTATTACGCATATATATTTAGTTACCGAATAAGTGCGTATATAAAAACTTAGGACATTATGTATGGCAGACCAAGAATATAACGAAGAACAGATAAACAGCCTGATAGCGGCCTTACCTCCGTTAACTGATGCTCTTAAGGATTTAGCCACATCTGTCGCAAAAAGTCAACAAAATACTAGTAATTCATTTGATGAACTTAGTAGATCAGCAAAAAAAGCTGGTAATATACTTGATGATATAGAAAGTTCAGAAGCAAAAGCTGAACGAGACAAGAAAAAACGACTAGCAAACGAACAAGCCGCATGGAATGAAGCCCAAATGGCTTTTACAAGTCTAGGCCAAGCAGTTAATAGTACTACACCTCGTTTTACAGATTACACTTCTACGATTCAAAGTGCGACTGATGCCGCGGCAAGTCTTGCTTCTAACTTTGGTCTTTTAGGAGAAGCAGTAAGCGGAGCAATCAAAGCATTCGGGGCAGTAACTGGCGCTTATATAACACAATTCCAAGAACAACTTGATTTTAGTGATCAGATGCGTAAAATGGGGTCGATGACTATTGATTTAGGCGACTCTACAACTAACACATCAGACTCGATGACTGATCTTGCTAGAGAAGCAGGATATACTTCTGGAAAATTAGCTGAACTTAGCGGAATAATAGCTGGGCAAGGACCAGCTATAGCAAACTTTGGTAAAGGCATGTCTGATGGTACTGAAAAGTTCCTCAGATATATTGACTTATCAGATAAGCAACTGGCTAGCTTCCGTAGACTTGGCTATACAATGGCAGAAGTTAACGAAGTTCAAACGCAATACATGGAATTACAAAGAATAGGCGGTATTAACGTAGCGGCTCGAGGCAAAACTGAAGGAACATTACAAAAAGAATCATTAAACTATCTTAAGACTTTAACAGCCATTTCTGAACTGACAGGTAAATCAGCAGAAGCACAGATGAAAGATATGGAACAGCAACAAGCTGAATACAGAAATGTGATGTTCGATAGGAATGAGCAACGTAAGATTGGTGTCCTTGAAAGAGAAGCTAAAGCACTTACAGCACAATCACAAGTAGCCACCCTAACAAGCCAAGAGAAGCATAACTTAGAAATGCAAGCCGAGGCAAAAAGAGCCGAAGCTACAAAACTAAAAAATGAGTTGACCTCAAGGACATTAATAACTAAGACTATTGCCGCAACAATGGGTGCTGAAATGGGCACAATGGTGAATACAGCCATGATAACAGGTGCGTATGATGAAACCACCACAAAATTGCTTCAATTGGGAATCAGTGCTGGCGATCTACAAGCAATATTTAAAAACACCGACCCAAAAGACGCTCTTAGTGCAACGTTTGGTATACTCCAAGAGATTGCTGAAGCCCAAGGCGAAAACTTAGAAAAGTATACTGACTCTCTTAAATTTATGGGAGAAAATGCTGAACAGTTTGGTGAAGGCATGGGTCTTACTACAGAAAGTATGGGAGTTTTCCAAAGAATGCTGTCAGAAGGAGATATAAAAGGTGCCGCCGCTCTCCTTGAAGAATCGTTTAAGGATGTGACCGACACTATGGAGGAAGAAGCAGATGGAGCCGGTGATGCCGCAGGCATGCTTCAAAACCTTGTCAGAGCAGTCAGTACAACCGCTGATGGTCTGCTAGATAGTTTGGGTCCAATCGCTATCGGTGGCATCGGAGTATCCTTAGGCGTTATGGGGGCAGCCGCCTTAATGGCTGCCAAAAACTTAGCATTGCTTGGTGGTGGAGGCCTGCTTAAAGGGCTAGGAACTCAAGTAACAAAACTCACCACCCTCAGCAAAGCAAATTTTGCCCCCAAAGTAGCTAAATTCATGCCGACTGTGGCAGGTCCACTTGCTCAATACTCATCTAAAATCGTCAAAGGTTCTGGAGCCCTCGCAGTTGCAGGTTCAGCGTATGAAGGGTATGCTCATCACCGCGATGAAAAAGAGCGAACACAAACCTCTTTGGAGGCTGGGCTTATAGATGAAAAAGAACAAGATAGGAGGAATAAGGTCAGTAAAGGGGAAGGTACAGGCAGAGCCGTCGGCGGTGCTACCGGAGCAGTAACCGGTGCTCTAGCAGGGGCGGCATTAGGTTCAATTATTCCTTTTGTAGGAACTGCCATAGGCGGAATAATTGGAGCCGGCCTAGGCGCAATGGCGCTAGGATCAGTTGGTGAACAGGTTGGAGGCTCTAAAAACACAGAATCTGACGCACAGGAAAAACTTAACGATGAAAGTTTAGATTACTTAATACAACAAGGAATCTATGATAAAGATATAATAGGAAACAGTGAAGTTGATATCAACGCTGTTGGTGTAATGAAAGATGAAGGAACATTAACACAAGATCACCTTCGAGCAATGTTACAAGATAACGACCTTAGCAATGAAGACGAAGACCATCTAACTAAAATGCTTAGTGAAATGGTGGAGAGTGAGAATGGAGTTGTATCTGCAAACGAAGAGTTAGTAAAAGCCGTAAAAGCTCTCAACGATACTATCGTTGTAGCCAACGACGGCGTTGTCAACCCAAAAGAGTCTGATAGTGATACAACAGAGGTCAAAACACTTGATTCAGGCGGAACATTAGCCACAGGTGAAATTGGCTTAGTAGGAGAATTAGGCCCAGAGTTAGTTGAAGGACCAGCAGATGTTACTTCAAGGAAAGAGACTGCGTTAGACTTAGACTATATAAAATCTCTGATGAACACCATCGACAAAATGCAAGGTGGCGACAAAGCAAACGATGACATCAAAGGCGAGGTGATGTTGACCCAAGATACAGTTAACGAAACTAGAGAAATAATGAATAAGGCTTTTGAAGCCGCAGGTCTGAAATCTCCAGCACCTGGAGAGTCTTCGTCTGACCAGATGGCACAACTAGAAGAATTAACGAGCCCGGCGGCGCTCGATACATCAGGCGCATGGGATTTTGATTTAGATGATATGTCATCTCCAACAGTCGATATTGCTCCTAAAGAAGTGCCAAAACCAGAAGAGACTTCTCAAGGATCTCCTCAACTAGCAGGTGATTTGGACAAACCTGATGCTAAATCAGACGAGAACTTAAAACTCTTGGCAGACCTTGGAATGATGCTAGGAAGATTAGATAGTCGAATGGAAGAACAGAACTCATTAACTGAAAAAATAGTTCAATACTCTTCAGTTTAACTAAATACTTAGTATAAGAGAAACCTAAATCATATGTCATATACCAAGAAATTTTTAAATCGAAGCGGAGTGTCAAGCCCTATATCTGGTGGCAATAGCAACTCTGGCAGTTGGAACGGAGGCGGCGCATCAGACGCCGGCTATTCAAACACTGATTTCGGTTATAAAAACTATATGAGTAGACTCCCTGAAGTTTACACAGGACATCCAAACAGAATAGAACGATACAATCAATACGAGATGATGGATGTCGATGCTGAGATTAACGCATGTTTAGACATTATAGCAGAGTTTAGTACTCAACGCAACGATCACAATAAAACACCTTTCTCTTTATCATTTAAAGATGAACCAACTCCGCATGAAACAGAACTATTAACTAAACAGTTACAACAATGGTGTAAACTTAACGAGTTTGATACTCGTATGTTTAAAATGTTTAGAAACGTAGTGAAATACGGAGATCAAATCTTTGTAAGAGATCCAGAGAACTTTAAACTCTACTGGGTTGACATGG